GAGCCATACGACGGATGATAGCATCACGAACGATACCAGCAACTGGGATTAATGCATCCTCTTCTTCTTCGTAACCAATGTACTCACGAGTCGCTAGCTTAGAAGCAGTCAGTGTGACCTCTGTTAAGCCGTGCGCTTGTGTAGTTCCTGAAGAAGCATCATTAAATGCTGTACCAACTGCATCACCATCATTAAGCGATCCACCTGCTACCCATGTAGCATCTGCACCTGTGTCTGGATTGAACGGGAAGTTCATAACACGTGCATTCATAGCAATTGATTGGAACTGTGGCTCAACTACAACACGATTTTGAATTCCTTCAAAAATTGTAGAGTTCCAAGTAGTTTCCCAATCAGTGTCAGAGAAACGCGTAGCTTTTTCGATTAGTTTCTTACCAACTTCTGTTTGATCGATAGACTTTCCTAAGATCTTAGCAGTAATGAATGCAGAGTTTAACTCATCTGCAGAAGGAGCATCTGATCCAGCTTCTGAGAATTGCATCTTAGATTTCTGCATAGCAGCCATCTCGTCTTTAGCAGATGCAAGTTCATCTGACATTTCAGAGATTGCTTTAGAGTAATTATCTCCATCTGCTTTAATTTTAGCTTCTAAAGCCTCGGCAGTTTTCTCTGCTTTGGTTTTACCCATTTCAATTGATTTAAGTGTAGCTTCTGCTGCAGACTTCTCAGCCTTCTCAGCAACTTCAGCTTTGTATGAGTCTAATGCTGCTGTAGCAGACTTAGCCATCATATCCTGTAGTTCTTTCTTATCCATATTAATTTCCTTAAGAATGTTATCCTGAGAAGGTTCCTTCTCTTCCTTTTTTGAATCTTCTTTTGCTTCTACAATTTCGTATGATTGCTTAAATGAGTTATACTCATCTACATTTTCAAACGACTTTGCTAAAGAGAAAGTAGAGTCTTGATTAGCGGGCACAGATACTACACTAATTTCATATAAAGATAAATCTTTAATGAAAAACGTATCTACGTCCTTCTCATAGTCCGCATCTTTGATGCTAAAACCAACGCTAAATGTTTTTAAAACGCCATCTTTGATTAGGTTATACACTTCACCTGCAGCTTTACTAATTTCTGCAACAATTTCCAGTCCCTTGTCAGTTACATTGTAATCAACAGTGGTACCTACCGGGCGTGAATAGTCATGGAAAGCAAGGATAATAGGGTTTTTTAGATAATCATCCATACCACCCTTTTCCCAAGCTTCCTTAACGATTACATCGCCAGATCGGTCTTTGGAAACAGTATTTGCGTAACCTTTGATTGTTAGAGTATCAGACTTACCGTCCTTCTCTACCACATCAAACAATGAGTTAATTTCAAACTTTTTATTCATCATTTTCCTCGTTTCCCTGAGGTCTTCCGCCCTCAGAAGGGTTGCTTGCGCTTCCCGCAATATTTGCCGGGATGCGTATGTCATCATGACCTTCTATCTTCTCTAATCTTAATGCGTCTCTAGCTTCATTTGGAGTAAGTACTCCGCCGTTAACTAAAGTGCTGTAGTATCTTGCTTTTTCGTCTAACTCTGCCTGTAAGGGCGAGAGGTCTTCTAGTGCTGCTGCAAGGTCATAACCAAAATATCGCTCTAAACCACTAATCAGTTTTCTAACTAAAGGTAGAACGGTCTCTTGATACATTAATTTCTGGTTGGGTCTAATGTTTGCATTATTACCACCATCCATTAAAATTGGTGGGATTCCAATAACTTTTAAAATAGTACTCTCTAAATTAGTTACTGAATCCTCAAAGTCTAACTTCTTGAAATCCACATTAGAGATATTGTCTATCTCTATACCCCCGTCTAAAACCAAAGGCCTTCTGCCTCCGCTCTTAGGGTTGTACTTCTGTGCCCAAGAATTAATTAGTCTGTCTTTTACTTTAGCACTAAGAGTATTTGGTGTCTTTAGTACTAAGCCAGGAACTGCTCCATTTTTGAAGAAGTTCATCTGGAAGTCTTTCATATCGTATAACAAGTTGATTGAGCGTTTAGCTGAGCTTAATCTTGACTTACCTCGATATATTGAATCTGATGAGTTATCTTGAATATGTATAATCTCATCAGGTTTGTATTTAGTTCCGTTATAATCATACCCTTTGATAAAAGTTTTCTTATCTGGGTGAATTGTAACATTCTCTGCAGGTAAGTGATATAAACTTGCGCCATCAAAGTATATAAAAGCATTTCCATCCATCAGCATATCTAAAAATATGTTGCGTCTAAACGCATCTGCTGATTGATATGGGTTAGGGTTCCTGTTAAGTAGAGTTACTAGCTTTTTATGTCTAATAGTTGCTACTCCAGGAAATGCTTCTTTGTCCCCTACATCTATATTAATTTGTGAAGCTGCATCAACAATCATGTTAACGCCTCTGTTTACTACTTCTAATCTATCATACGCTCTTTGGTAAGTAATTACAGGAGCTAACGACCCCTGACTTCCTTGAGCTGCCGCTATCTGCGGTTGTGATGGATTCAGTTTCTGAANCCANTTTTTAAATAATCCCATATTCTTTTACTCTTCTTTTTTCTACCCAGCGTTGTTGCTTGGGGCCAGTGACTAAAGCAGGTTTCTTGCCATATATAGAATGCAGTTTTAAATGATGTTTGTGACAGAGAGTAACTGTGTCATCATAAATTTCTTTATGGTGTGCCTCAATAAACTCATCCCTCATATCCATCATATCTTCCGCAGTCGATATAACTAGTTTCTTCTCTTTAATCCACTTATTAAGAAGTTCCGTCACACTTAAAAAGTGATGAAAGTCCAAAGACTCGTTTCCACCACAGATGTAACATTCCTCGTCCTTTACATAAGCTGACTTTGCTCGGTCTCTTATGTATTTAATCTTATCGCGTTTAAGTTCACTCATAGGTTGATTTCTTAAAATTTCTCTTTATATGGGGAATTATATCAATATATGGGCAATTATATCAAATTCCAGCAGAAAAGTCAAGAGCTATTTTTGATCTGGTGTACCCTAAAACGTTATGTCCGAAGCTACGAACGTATATAAGGCATAACGCAGGGCATCTGACATATGTGATGCCATATTATGTATAGGTTTTTCTGTTAGCAGATTCTCGTTAGGGTTCCACTGGTACTGATCTAACGCCCTTAGAGTGTGGTCACACTTTTGATCCACGATCAATTTGTCATTATCTACAATAGTGGCTACCGCCGCAATACCATCAAGCACACTCTTAGTAGCATTGATAGTTGAAATATCGTAATTCTGGGCTAAATCGAAACGCATTTGTTGAGCTGCGGAGTCGATGTAGATTGCGTCTATATCCCACTTATTAATCAATCCTTGAATAACTTCTGCATGTTGCTCGGTGGTCTTCTCAGCCTCCATGTACTCATCTAAAATATAATATGTTTCTGCGTCCCAGTCATACCCAATAACGCAGAATGCAGTAGGATCACGATAACCTACGTCGAGCCCTGCGAACACATCCATCTTGGAAGTATCTAGTTCCTCCAAGTTTGCCACACATTCCTCGTAATTGAAATCCCAAACTTGTCCTTGGAAAGTATTGAAAGAGGCTAAGTACTCTTGCTCGAACTCAGCCTTTGACATACCTTTCTTAGCTTCATCGATATCTTTCTGCGAAATTCTAGGGTTTTCGTGGTATGTCGCTCTAAGAGACACCCAGTTGTCATACTCGTCATTAAATCCACGTTGATAAAATTCTGAGAACCAGTTATTTCTACCACGAGGGGTTGAGATAAAGATACACTTACTATTAGGTTTATCTAGTGTAGGCCTTAGGGCTACGTTAAACGCATCCATGCCTCCATCTCCTAGAGCCGCTTCATCAAATATAATAAGATCATAAGACCTACCAACGGTGCTATCCACCTGATTGACTGATCCCATACGAATAGTGCTTCCATTGGTTAACTCGATTATTTTGTCTTTGGCATTGTCGCGGGCTACCTCTAGGTCAAAGTGTTTAATTAGATTTCGTTGTAGGTCGAATGAAATCTGTGAAAGTGAATAGTTCGGGCTCATGATTAGCACGTTTGTGCCCGGCACGAGTGCTACAAGCTGCCCGATTATGTTTGCTATATAAGTCTTACCTTGTCGTCTAGACAGTGCTGCTACGACAAATCTGTATTTAGGATTATTAAGTGCGTTTATTAGCGCAACTTGAGATGCAATAGGAGTTATCCCTAAAAGTTCCATATACTGTTGGATTGGAAGTTTTATAAACCTCTCATCTTTTGGGTACTCTACTAGTTCTGTTGCTTGTACATCGTCTCTGCTTATTTCTAGCATTAATATTCCTTATAAATTAGGTTAAAAAGCCCTACTAGTGTAAGGCTTTTGTTGGGTATCTACTTTTTTGTAAAGATGTGATACACTACCGCTAGGGACGCTAAGCCTACAAGACCAGCATTACCTAGGTTAGTGATGATACCAGTAATAGTTCCGATAACATCTCCACCAATGAACGGTACATTTCCGCCAAAGATTACTTGTAAAACGATTGCTAGAGCAATTAATGCTACTCCGGCTTCAGTTGCGGATTTGATCCATCCCATAATTTTATCTACCATATATTTCTCCTATATTTAAGATTTGTCGATATTGACAAGTATAGAATTATACCAGGTTTTTATAATTTG